GGACCATTGACTGAAGCACCCGTCGAACCCGTTACGCCAGCGTAACCACCCACCAAAATACTTGCGCCCGTCCAGTTAATTGTTGTTGTGACCGCCCCGGCCGGAGCATTCAATCCGATTCTGGCGACATATAAATTAAATCCAGGCGTGGTAGATCCAGGTGCGGTTGACCATCCACTCGGAGGTCCTGAAACAGCGCCGGTCGCCCAAGTGTATGTGCTTGTTCCGGAAATTGATGGTGTAGTTAATGCCCACTGGAATACTTCCGCGTAAGCAACCTGAGCACCATCCGCGCCAGACGGTCCCGTAACTCCCTGACTTCCCGTGGGCCCTGTAACGCCCTGACTTCCCGTGGGCCCAACACCGCCGGTCGGCCCCTGACCGCCGGTAGGCCCCGTAATTGAAGCGCCCGTCGGGCCTGTAGCCCCGCCTCCGCCCGTAGGCCCCGTGGGCCCGGCCATGCCTGTAGGTGACCAAACAAATGCAGAACTTGTAGCCGACAATATGCTCTTGGCCGATTCGTTTGCCACCGAAAATGCAAAGTACCAAGTGCCGCCTGCTATCTGCAAGTTCTCAAACTTGACCGTTGATCCGTTGGCAAATACAGAACCGTTACTTAATATTTGTGTGCTTATAACTCGCCAATCAGTCGCCGCTGGCGTTGCGCTAGATGTATAGAAAAGCGTAACGGTAGTAACGCGTCCTGTCGTCGGCATCGTGCATGTGGCCGAGAAAGTCGGCGGCGCAGCAGAAGGCGCAAGATCTCCCAGGACAGGAGCATTTAGCGAAGAAAAGAATGTCGGAGAAGGAAGGCTGGAATTTGGCGCAGGAGCAAACGCGGTAATGCTTGCATCGTTATAAACATCGGCGTTGTATTCCGAAAGCTCCAATGTCGCGCCAAGGTTGCCGTCATCGACAGTCGCCTCCGACACTTTCATGACGCGGAAGAGTTTATTCGTCCATCCGTAGTCAGCGTTAGTGATGTCAACGACATCGCCAGCGTCCACCTGAATGCCTGGATAAGAAGAAGTGATCGTGACAATCAGATCTTCCCTGGCTTGCTCCAAGCGTCGGTTACCAAGGTATTGAGCCTGCACTGAGTTGTTGCAAAACTCTAGGCTTGTTGTCTGCCTGTTGTCTGGTTCGTTGGGATACCTCAGGATCGCTGGGGTCTCCATGAAAACCATGTCCGGCTGATCTCGATTGTCTTTTGACGGGAACTCAATTTGGATCTGATTAATCTGCTGATTAATGTCGATTGCAGAGACCCTGATCTCACCGATAAGGTTTGAGTCATTAAACGAGAACGTTGAGCTTTCTGCTTTGTTAATAATGATCGACCAAAGCCCAGAAGCCGCGTTGTATGCCATCCAAGAGTCTGAACACTCAAGCATCTTTTCGACGTTGTCTAACACTGGTTTACCTGTATCTACAACACCGTTAATTCGGTATCGAGCTTGAGTCGCTGAGCCGCCGCCAGAAGGTGTATAGGTAATGGTCTGATCGGAGTAGGTATTAAGAGCTGTAGCACTTGCGGAGTCAACAAGACCCGTCATGCCTGCGCCATAACGATCATCGGTCATGTAGTCATACCACGCATCCCCAGGCTTACATACAGATCCGCCTTTAGGTAGATGTGTGCAATAAAACGTGATCGGCTGTAGACCCGTCGTGCCAGCGTCCGCGTTGTAATTCAGTTTAACAATGGCAAACGCCAAACCATTCATCTGCCTGCCAGAAGAAGGCCAGCGAAGCGCGGCGGGAATATCTGCGCCGCCCATAAATACATTTGGAGCTGTGCCGTTTACAGAAGTGATGACACCCGCATTGGTGGAGGTGTAAAGACTTATGTAAAGATTGCCGCTTATCTTGGTGTCTGCGTTGCCATCGCCATCTGTCAGCGAAATGACTTTTGTTTGATCGGTTCCGTCAAAAGTAACCAGACGGTCGCCGTAATAAAACTTGGTTCTGTCATAACTAAAGGTTGCCGAGGCATCCGACGATATAGAGGAAATCGCCAAAACGTAATACATCGTCTTTTGATCTGTGGAAAGAACAGCATCAACAAACGTCCCACCAAGCCAAGCACTACCGTACACCACTGGAATAGAGTTGTTATTTGCCGGCGGCATTTGTTGCCGAGCACCCATGTCCTGAGCTTGCGAGGGCTTGCTTCCAAAAGCTCTCGTAACAACGTAAGACACCGCAAAGTTGATGGCGAATGTCGCAGCCGCTAAAGCTAGCGATCCAGCTTGTAAAGTAATTCCGAGCGCTGATAAAACGATGGATGCTGGCATGATCTACTCTCGAAAGAAGGTCGCTTGCAGTGGCTTAAATTTGTATCTTGTGTAATCAATTTCAGGCGAGCTTGGCATCAGGCTTGTGCAAATAATTTGCACCCTTTTCTGGTCTAACAAATCTTGCGCTAATTTGTTAAACCGCAGCCAGAGTTTCCCCCCAATAGAGGTGTTTCGGAATTCAGGCATAACCCACCAACCCACCTCATGAAGCTCTCGGATGCTGCTGTTCCAAAAGTTAGTCGTAATGTAAGCGGCAATAAAACCTCGAAGCTGATCGTCCACCAAAACGAAACCGCGCCCTTTTAGCATTTGATAAAACAATGAGCGGACATGGCTTTCGTTTTGATTGTGCTTTAGCGTTTCTATTCCTGCTTCTTCCGCGTAACTTTTCATCATGTCGATCAGGTGAGGCATATCGTATTTTGTCGCGTATCTCATCCAGCATCCCTAATGTCGTTTGGATCGTTTTGTATTGGTGTTGATTCTGATTGAGATCCCGTTTTGGGCGGTGATCCAAAGTCAAAGTATTGACCCGAGATTGCAGCAACCCGACTCATACTTGCATCAGAAGCGTATTGCTGTTGCCAGCTGTTTAAGTTGGTGCGTATGCCATTAATCTTGTTTTCTAGAATGGCTCGGAATGATGTGCAAGAAATGGAAGCTGTAACGGTTCTGCTTCTAACATTATCGTTCCAATCCTCGGTTAAGCTAATGTTAGAAACAATGCCTTGGTAGCGCTTGAAGAATTGCGTGGACGGGCTTGTGATGATCTGATAGTTAGAGTCAAAAAATCCGCGCCAAATCTCTATTGTCGAGCCTTTGATGTTTGAACTTAAAACAAGGTTTACGTTAGTCGGATCGATGCCTATCAAACCAATCACCATGTCTATTGATGTGGCCTTAATTTCTCTATTGACAGCGCCCACAGAAAGAAGGCTACCCAATCCTGAGAACGTATTTCCGCCCACAGTGATTGCAGCGGCGGCATTGCAAAAGGTGTAGGTTGTTGTTGAAGTTGTCAGTTTGACAAATTCGCCGTGGGTAATGTTTGCGCTATTAAGCGCGGTCATAGGGGTACTCATTGCACATTCTCCCTAAAGACAAAATCAGCGTCCCAGTCGACGAACGCTCCGTTAGTCATGGGTCGCAAGGTGTAAGTCGGGCAAACCTCAGCGACCACAGAAAACGTGCAAGCAGAGCCAACAGCCGTAAGCGTTCCTACAGAAGGCGTTCCTATCACCGGCCTGTGCAAAGTCACGTTAACGGTCGATCCTGAGCCTCTCAGCACCTCTGTCGTGACCTTGTACGCGTAACTCCCAAGCTGGAGAAAATCCCCCGCCTTAAAAACGATCGTTGAGCTTGCAACCGAAGGAAGGTTGCCGACAGAAATCGTCGTTGCATTTGCCGCCGGAACGGAAGCAAGCGTAAGAGCCGCCGCTTGACCGCTGGTTAACTGGCCTTGATAACTTGTAAACCATTGAAGGTTTGTCGAGCTGAACGTAATGGTCGCCGCTGTCTGTCTGTCGAGGTTGTCAATCGTCTGGATTACATCCCGAACCTGTGGATAGTAAAGGAAAGCGTGAGGCTTGACAGTGAACACCCAAGGAACTGAGGTCACATACTGTGCCGTTCTCACTTGCCCCGATCGAGAATATTGCTGGCCGACCATCCTGCGGTTGTTGACCGTAATAGTTTGGCTAATGTCCAATATGGTTTGGAAGCTCATGTTCTACCTCTCGGTGAGAGCGATTTTTGAGCATAAGCGTTTGCCGCCCAGACCGCTCGATTGCTGCCCATGATTCGCTCTTCAAAAGACTTAACGTCAATAGCTTGTATGTTGTAGTTGTTGATCGTAGATGTTCCGCTCGTCGCGTAAGACGGCACAACTTGCCCCGCCATGCTTGGAACAAATAACTCTGGCCCTTTTTCGCCTACAAGATACGGAGCACCCGAGTTAACCGGACCGCCTCCAGCTCGTTTGCCAAAAATGCTTCCAAGAACGGGAACATTAGACATAAAGTTCTCAAACAATGACGGAGCGCCCTTCATGTCTGACTTAAAAATAAGATCCAAAAACTTATCTAATGAGCGAGACGCTAGTTTTTGCAGCAAAGAGGAAAGAGCGGATTTAAACGCTTGCGCCGCAGACTTGCCAGACATAAATGCCTCGACAATGGTTGCGCCGATTGACTTATATCCATCGCGTATATCTTCAAGAAGATCTAGTTCTTCGCTTGCCGCCTTCTTCTTTTCCATCATATCTTCTAGTTCTTTGTTAGCTGTGATTTCGGCTTGCGCCTGAACCTCATTAAGAACTTGCGCCGATTCTTTTTCTAGTTCAATTTCACGCTCAATTTGCTTTAGCCTTAACTCAAGATTAAATCTTCTTAAATCGTCCATCGCGGCCAGCTCTTGATTGGCTTCTTTTGTCAGTCTCTGCATCTCTTCTTGCTGCTCGGCTTCCTCCCGCCGCAGACGGATAATTTCTTCCATCTTTGCAAGACCGGCAGGGCCACCTTGCTTTGCAGC